TGCATACTCCTATCATCCTTCTTATCTTTTAACTTATTACCTCTCTGGCGTTTCTCACCAGTTTCACCATACTTATTTGGACCTACCTTTTCTTGTCCCAATCCTTCAGATTTCTTTTTACTCTTATCGGTATAATGTAATGTTGCCTTTTTACCTGGTTTCTTAGTGATTACAGATTCCTGATCTTCTTCACGACCAAATTTTCTTATAGTTTTGCCAAACTTACGTCTTGACATGTTCTTAGGTTTGGTAACAGAGTAAGATACTTCTTTACCCTCAACTCCATCATCATATTGATATCTACCAGTTGTCTTACGATAACCGATACCTTTTTTCTCTAACTTACCTTCAAGTCTTTTTCTCTTTTTACGATTTTCATCCTCATCATCACCACGATCCGCAGAGATGTGACCAGTATCTTTAGTTCTAGCATTACTTAATTGTCTTGCTAGACCACCCTCACATAATATTAAAAATTCTTGAAAAGTTCTCATTACGCTAATGCAATTGCTCTAAAGTCTTTTAATCTAACAGGAACACATTCGTTCGTGGATGCCATCACTATCTTGATAGTAAATCCACTAAATTGCTCCAAATCATTTATAGTGAATTGATATTCCGAGAAATCATTTAAACCATTTGGTTTAACATAAGCATCTGGTCTACCATCATTCAAGTTAACATCAACAATTTCATCACCAAATCCATCACCATCAGTATCAACTAGATTTTTATATCCAGGGAATGGTCTATATCCTTGATTAACTTCAGTTGAATCTGCAGTAAACAATCTATAGTATACTCTGAAATCTGCTTCTGGTTGACGATTAGCACCAACTAAAACTTTTATTGAAGTTGCAGGTTGCTTAAGATTAACTCTATTGGAAACAAAAATTGATCCATGAGCATCCTCACTTAATGTTGTAGTTGCAGCATCAGAAGAATAATTATCCTGTCCAACTGGATTATTAATCTTATTTCTACCTAATATAAAGGTTGCATTTTTAATATCCAATACAGGAGATAAGTTCTTATCACTTGTAGTCATATCAACTTTCAAAGTCAAAGATTTATTTTTAGGTAAAGTTGCTAATCTTTCAGATTCATTAACCTTAGATGCAACCATTCTTGGTGTTGGGAAGAATGTTGTTTCATTAAGAATAGTAGGTTCAAATCCTTGATCTAAGAATGACACCTCATTACCATTTGCACTCGTTCCACTTACTGTTCTCACAGCAGCACTTGCACGAGTTCCTTTTCCTGGTGTTATAATATTAAACTGAGGTGATAATGTACTAAACTGATGATTCTGAGAAACATCTACAGTTAATCCACCAATCGATCTCTGATCAGTGAAACATAACATATTTTTACCACTAACCCTATCACTAGTTCCTCTATCAATTTCCAAATAGTAATTGTCAATATTAGAAGATGATTTTAGAGTTGTATTTGTAGGTAGGTTAAATGTAGTATTAATACCTGCTAATGGGAATCCATTAATTTCATATGGTTGAATCTTTGTATCTTCTGAGTGTTCAACTGCAGAAGAACCTTCAACTCCTCTAGTAATGTTAAGTTGACCTTCTCCAACAACATAATCAACAATCTCGGATCCTAATAAAGCTTCTCCTCTATCTGTAGTAACTCCAGCAAATCTAGCAAATGCTGATGTACTTGCAACTGATACAAGTGTTGCATCTTTTCCTAAATCTGATTTGGTTACTGTAGAGATCGTGTCTGGGTCTATACCTTTAATACTAACTAGATTATTTCCACCGTGATGTGCATGATTGGGTTGAACCACTTCTATAACATTACCAGCATTGATATCACTTGTAGGAACTGAATCTGCGGCTACAGTTATAGGAGAACTACCACTATCTACAAGAGCAGTTCTAGTATCATTATTTGCACCATAATGAATTAATGCTTCATTAGTAATGAAATTCTCACCTTGAACATCTGTTAGGTATAAAGTATCTGGTGTTGTTGCTATAGAAGCAATTGTGAATTTTGCACCAGCACCACTTGTATACTTACTATCTGTTTCATCAATAGTAAGAACATCACCAAGACAATATCCAGAACCTGCTTGAGAAGAAGAAGCATCAATACCTGTAATTACACCATTAGTAAGTGTTAATGTTGCAGTAGTACCGCTACCATTACCAGTTAATGTCTTTAATTTAACTCCATTTAAGTTACTAAATGCATATCCAGAACCACCAGAAACACGAGTAATTGCACTAACTCCAGGATTGAGTGGTGCTGCAACTTTCTCTACTATACCAGTAATACTATCATCCTCTCTATCTCCAACACCACCACTACTAATCTTTCGTCCAATAGCAACATCTGCTGCAATAGCACTACCACTTAATCCAACTTTTAATTTTCTTGGAAGTGTTCTAATAGGATTATCTGATAATACTTGTGTATTTTCATTACCTGCTTCAACTGGAGTGTTGTAGAATGTAACTGTACCAGAAGGAACAAATGCTGCTTTGTATAGAGTAAATGTTAAATCTTGATATTGACTTGGAGTCCAAATACTTCCATTTTGAGATTTAAATAGACTACCACCAATGTATTGCTTACCAACAACAACACTTTCTACATCAGGTAGATTTTCAGTCTTAACAGTAGTCTGCCCCATTGTTGCACACCACATTGTATATAAATCAGATCCAGGTGATAAGAATACTAATGCATATTCTTTACCTGCCTCCAAATAAATTGGAGATGGGAATTTGATTCTAGTAGCAATAGAAGCATCCTCTGAAGTTTGTATATCATTTGGATTAATTGCTACTTGAGCATAATCTTGCACAAGCCAAGTTGTTGGTGTACCTAATTCTACAGTTCTAAGTTCTACAAATACTTTAGCGTTTGGATCTTTTGTTGCAAAGTAAACATCAAATGAAGTTAAGAATGCACCAGTTTCATCGACAGTAAATGACTGTGCTAGAGGATCTCTATAAGGTGCTTCTATTCTTTCAGTATCAGATTCACTATTAACACTAACCGAAGTTGTGATTGAATTTGGTTTTTGTGTAGGTGCTGGTGGATTTCTAACACCAACAGTATTTGATACTTGAGTTAGAATAGTTCCAGTAGCATGATAACTTGCAGAAGCATCACTAGCTAATGCAGTACTTCCAGGAAGTACTGTTGTTCCTACGGAAGCAGCAGTTAATTTAAAAGTCTTTGTTCCAGTCCTAAACAATGTTGCTGGTTTTGGTAATGTATTTGCATTTCTAAAATGCATTGCACCTAAACAATCCCCCCAATTATCAGAGAATAATCCAGCGTTTGTGATTGTAGCTGTTGCACCACTAGTATTACCTATTAGATGGAATCCTTCTTGCATCCATCCATATAAGTTGGTTCTATTAGCAAGTTCATTTATATCACAATTAAATAATTTAGATGTAGCAGAATATGAATCTGATGGTGCTGGTCTTGAACTATCGAATATATCAACCTGATAAGTTTCAGTAGTTCCACCAACAACACTTATACTACTTGAGGTCACAGATTGTTGATGAGTCAGGATTGATCCTGAATCGCCAGGTATGGGAACACTACTACCAACTCCTCCAGATAATGTTTGTAAACCATTAGAATCCGTAGTAGTCTCTTCAAGTATAGGAAGTCTAATAACACTAGTATTACCAAACTTGTGGTTTGGTGGCATTGCCATAACTCTTCCTACAGGTAAACCTAGAGCATTGTGTATCCAAACCTCTTCATAATTCTGGAAAGAACCAGAATTCATTTGAATTTCAACAACTTTAGGTGTTATGTCAGGAGCTTGACTATCAAGATATGCATAATGCTTTGTACTTGGTTTCAATCCATTTGCACTGAATGCAACATCCCTAGTACGCATAAATGGATCAGTTTGTCCACTTATTTTAATACTCTCAACATAATCAAACTCTCTACCTGAATTTTCTAATGTATTAGTGAATGAAGTTTCTACAGTTCTTGTTGTAGTTGTAGTTCTAGTTGTAGTAATGTCTCTATGATTTCCTATCCAATCTCTACTATCATCAGGTTCAACTTCAGTTTCAGTTACTGTTACATCAGTATTTGACTCAGTATTATCAGAAACAACATTTTGATGTTCAGCCCAAGTTGCACCTGTAGACTCTACTCTATGTGTTCCCTCAACATAGATTGTTCTAGTCCAATTATCAGATGGTGGATCGAGAGTAATGCCACCAACATATACTATAACTTCAAATGGGTTAATATTTTCAACTTGAGATGCTTGTGGTTGATCAATCCATTTAACTTCATCAAAATCTAATGTTAATATATCTCCAGTTTTTCTGCAGTTAGGATCTAAAAGTTTTAGGTTAGATGAAATATCTACAATATTCTGATCTACAGAAGGATCAAACGCTAATTCTGCAGGAAGTGACCAGAAATCAACAGCACTGATTAATTCCTTATTAACAACATCAACTTCACATCTAGATCCTTGCTCACGATTGAAGTTAATAAAATCTCTATTTTTGAAATCATTTACAACAAATCCAGTCTTAAATCTATCTAATCCATCAGCATCAGTTACTGATAATGATTTTGTATCCAATTCTAGAGCAGTAAGAGAAGTCATTACTTCTAAATTAGTAACTCTCTTCTCAATTTTACCAATATCTCTCATGGTAAATCTTCTATTATCATATAACTTGATCTTAGGACCAGTTACTGGATCATAAAGATATGGTGGAAGTGTGATTTCAGCAACTTCCATAGAATCACCAACCTCAGTAGGTGGTGCTGGATTTTCTGCAGAAACTCCTTTAATAAGTTTTACTTGTTCAAATTTATTAATTACTAGTTTATCAATCCTTGGTAGATAGTAGGTATATCCAACAATAGAACTTTCATCTGGAGCAACAACATATCTGGTTGTTGTTTCAAAACTTCTTGATGAGAATGCAAATGGAGATGCATTAGTTGTTGGATCAAATTCATTAACCCTTGGTCTGAAATCGAGAATATCAGTAGTTCTAGTTCTACCTATACTTGGCACATCATTAGTGTACCTATCTTTATTATATGAATTTGCAGTGAATAAATCACCATTATTTCCACTTTGAACTTTATACTTATCAAATATAACAAGTAATCTCTTAGAAGGAGCACCTGCATTTGCCTTTCTAACTATCTTAGAATAATCAGAATACTGTTTCTTATGTCCCTTATCTAATCTATAATTAGATGTTCTATTAACATAGTTTCCAGGAACTACTTTTTGAATATTTGCCTCTATATTAGACTCTTTAAAATTAACTGTCTCACCAGGTGAGAATGTATTTCCGTTGAGGTATACAAAATCAATCTGATTAGTAGCAGGTCTATTTACAATCTGTCCTATTGCTCTACTAGTCTTACCAACAATTTTTTCTCCAACAATTGAATTTGTATTCAATTCCAATCCTTCTACAAATGTTAGTGTATCTAAACTTGCAATATTTGCATCTTTAGACTCATAGATTGCAAGAATCTTTACTACATCGGGAACATTTAATGATATTTCCTTATCTTCAACTCGTAAACCATAAAACTTACTTTGAGATAATTGTCCGTTAGTTGATACACCTACAGTTCTAGTTACTTCTACTTGATTACTTCTACTATAATCTTTAGATTTACTGGTAAGACCTATTTTTCTTAATGTAGTGTTAACAGTAACATTTGCACTATTCCTAGAAAGACCTGTAAATACTAAATCATTACCATCATTAGTAATAGTAACATTATCAGAACTTAGTTTTTCTGGTGCTCCATCAACATCATAAATGATAGAATATCTTTCTTGATCAAATGATTCAAAGAAAGCACTTGTAATACCAATTGCACCACCATCTCCAGATCCATCTAAAGCATCTTGAGTTGTTAATGTAACACTACCACTAGCAGAAGTTGTCTTTCCTGTTATCTGACGAGATATTGAAAGAGTTGAATTTGATAGATCAACTGTAGAAACATTTCTCTTTGGTAATTTAGCATATAATCCAGAATTATTAAAATTAAGAATTCTAGGTGATTTAATACGGAATATTCCAGAAGTTGTTACACCAGAACAAATCTCTCCTTCATTAACACCAGTTGCAATACCTACTGGTTTAAGTCCTAATGAACTACCATCAGCAGATATTGAATCTATTCTATTATAAGTTTCAAATTTAGGTGCTTCAGTTTCTGTTGTGTATCCAACAATAGTATCAGTTTTTACTCCAACTTGACCAGAAAATCTTCTCTTTGGTGATGTTGCAGATCCATTATCTCCAGTAGTGTCTCCAACAATTACTAATTTATCAAAACCAGAGAAATTTGGTAGAACTCTATCATATAGAATAGCATCAGCAGCAAATGGAGTTAATAATTTATTACTTGAAAGTGTCTTAGCATCTTGATATACAGATTTAATATCATCTGTAGTATAACTGGTAACTTTAATTACTGAAGAATTTGCTGCTATATCCTGCTCATTAAATTTTAACTGCTCTCCTTGAATAAAGGTTCCTGATGTTTGTGATAATACCAATTCAGTTGCATTCGTCCCAACAACATAACCAGTAGCTCCACTACTTAAACCACGAATATATGTTGATATTGGTGCAATATCAGTAATTGTACCTGGATTAGTTATTTCAAGATAGGTATATGTTTGTATATCATATAGGTATAGATCCCATACAGTTGCTTGGAACTCAAGAAATCCACCAGATGCAACCCCATCAGTAACACCATACCAATAAACACGAGCCTCACCAACTTTTGCTCCATGAGTATCAGTAGACTGACTTTGTGCTTCTACTGATCTTATTCTTCTACTATAAAGACCTATGGTATTAGCACCACCACTCTCAGATGATCCAATATTAATATATGGAGATCCATGAGCATTATTAACTCTTAACAAACTACCCATTCTAAATGGAATAGGTGATGACTTAATACTCTTTGTATCTCTTGGTTTGTCTATATCTAAAACAGTTGTTCCTGGTAGATTTACATCAAATCCTCTAACATATGCAGTTCCTGGTGACAGTTTAACGCACATTGTATCTTCTGAAGGATCATTACCTTCATCAGTTTTTTGTCCCTCTACATATAATCCATCAGAACCAATCTCATCATTCAATGAATTTTGAATATTTACTCTGAATGGATTTACTGCGTAGTTACCAGATTCATCATATGTTCTTTTAGCAAAATATTTTTTAATCTCTGAATATACAGACTTATCCTCTAATTTCTTTATTTCACCATTTCTTACTCTTAATAATTCTACAAAATTAGTATCATTATAATCTAATAATGCTTTTTTAGTTAACTTAACTGATATTCTAAATCTATCTGCACCAGGTGCAGCAAAATTAGTAAATCCTTTAGCATTATCATTAAGTGATTGGTCGTCATTAGCATTAATAACTTGCTCTAATACTTCAAATCCAACTCTATATGATGGTTTATTATTATAAGGTTCAAGTACAACAAGGGACTTACTTACATCTACAAATGTACCTCTTATAAAATATACACCATTATCAACACCAGCAGCAGATCCAATAGCAGTAGCATCTTCAGATACTAAGGTTAAAACAGATTCTCCTGTATTTAATGTAGTATTACCATATGTAATATTCTCTTCAAGTGTTAATATCTCTTCATTTGGAAATGGTGTACTTTCTTTACTATCTCCAGATGATTTGTATTTAACAAAAAGAGTGATATCATCAACACCTTCAGATGGTGGTAAGATATAATTTTTAATAGTTCCTACTATTTGAGAATTTTGTCCACGGACTAAAGTTCCCTTACCATCATTATTATTAATTATTGCATCAAGATATACAGTAATATCAATACCTAAATGATCTGGATTTACTTTTACTGCAAAATATGTACTATCATAAGTTACTCCACCAGGAATAACCATTGATCCTTCTTTAAAAATATGACTTCCGAATGATTCTAATTGGTTTTGCAATATTGATTGCAAACCTGTTAATTCTCTTGCTTGAACTGGATATCCAGGTTTAAACAGAACCTTATAAAAGTTATCTGCCTTATCAAAATCATCATAATAAGGACTTATATTTAAGTTAGTCTTTTGTGGCATTTTCTTTAGAATTCCAGGATGATTTTAACGTCTTCTTTTTGTCGAGTATTTCGAGCAATCGAAGGTCTATTGTCAAGATAAACAATTTCCCCCGATCCTTTATTTATCTCAGGTTTAGATAACCCTTCATTGAAGGTAGTTTCTAAATTAATTAATTTTGTTCCAGAGGGATTTGTACTAATTCCACTAAATCCAGTATCAATAGTTCCTGAGAAAGTAGAACTAGTTCCTTTAACAGCATTAGCACTAGATTCAAATGGATATATTTGACCTGATGTAGAGATACCAGCATAATCAGTTTGATCATTAGTTGATGTATAATTTAGAGATCTATCTCTAAAATACTTCATAACTTGAGTTTCTTTATCATATGAAGCAACATAAGCACTTGCTTTCTGTGCATCACCATTACTATCAGTAACATTTTGTGTTATTTCCTCACCTATAGTTGGTGTACCTGTAACATTTTTGAACTTAAATGCATTCAAAGATGAAAAAGTAGTTCCTGTAAAGGTATTAGCAGTTCCAACCTGAGTTGGATTTTTTACAATACCTACTTGAGCAAACTTAGTATCTGTTGGGAAATCTTTTGTAGAATCATCAAATCTTGCATATATCAGAACCTTATCAGTACCAAGTTCTGTGTAAATGTCATATCCATGACCAAGAGATGGTGGGATGATAGGAACAAGTTTTGCTCTTTGATTTGATGGGTGCTGAGTGTCTTGTAAAGCACCTAGATCTACAAGAGCATAACTGTAATCTTTACCACCAGAACTTACAGTAACATCTTTAACTACACCAGATACAATATCAACTCTTGCTTTAGCACCAACTCCATCACCAACAATTTTAACTTCTTGTCCTAATCCATCAGCATATTTACCACCTGCATTATCAATATAAACATGTTTAATTTGATTATTATTTACAGTAGAATCACCATTCTCTCTTATATTTCTAATTTGAGAGTCTGTGCTAGTTGCCCAACTATTAGGAACTGTGATATATTCTGTTGAATCAAATTTAAGTATGTCTGCTGGAGAAACAGTATACAAATATTTCCAAACATAACCATCACCACTAGTACCAGCTCTAGAAGGTTCCAAATCAGTAAATGTTGGTTCGTCTTGAGAAATATTACCTTTTAAATTTTCTCCAGTTGAACCATTAGATATGCAAAGATAAACTTTGAAATCTGAATTCATTACATAATAATTTGCACCATATAATCGACTAGATTCTTTTATAGGACTTGGACTACTTACACTGTAATCATCCCTATAAATTTCATATCTATTACCAGCAGTCCAATCAACTCTTCTAATAATTCTCCTAATGTTTGCAGAAGAAATCTTCTTGCCATACATCATAGTATCGCCAACATGAGCATGACGAGAAAAATTATCGACAGGATCTGGTGTATTTGTATTCCAATTAGAATCTCTTCCATAACCAACCGTAGTTGGATTTGGCAATCCTATAAAAACATAGTATGAATTGTTATCAGATTCTACTGATTCTACAAAGTTATTCGCATTAAGAATTCTAAACTGATCAGTAACAATTGCAGACATTTTTATTAACTAAGACTTTTTTTCTTTATTTATAGTCATTTTTATTGATTAACTTATTTGAATTCTAATAGCACCAGTATTCCTTAAACCTTTCAGTGAAGATCTAGCATAGCTTCTTCTTTGAATTGTTGGGAATGTGCTTAATCCAGAGTCAACAGTTAATCCAGTAACACCTATAGAGATTGGTGATTCTGCTCTAGTAGCGTTATATAACCTACCCCATGATATTTTTCCGTAAGTGGTTGTTAAACCAATATTGGTTGGTTCATCTATATTAACTCCACCTGCGTCATGGAACCCAGTAGCAGCTAATCCAGTAATAACATCGTTTGTATTCTTGATGTTACAAACAATTTCACCATTTTCACCAGAGGTATGTGCAATTTCAGAAACCTTATAGATGTTATCCATAAACCCTGATCCAATTGCAATGATTTCATTATCATTCTTATCAACAGATGTAGTTGGATCTCCACCTATACCAGCAATAAATCTGTTATTGGTTGGTTGAATTGATCCGTCATTAAATGGTAAGTATTCCGCAGTAGTTTGTGCTCCACCAACAGTGAATGGTGTGTTTGAAATATACACATAATGACCTGCTTTCAAGTCAGTTGTTGGTTTGTCTGCACGGAAAGCAAATCTTAGTGCCAATGGATGACCATTTGTTCCTGCTGATGTAGAAATACCAGTGATAATACCTGCAAATCCTTGTACATTCTTTATTTCCAATATCTTTTCAGATCCATAATATGCTTGAGGTATTACAACTTGTGGTGGATTGGAATGAGTATAACCTAAACCAATATTTGTTATGTTATATCCAGTAATTTTCCCACCAGTTACTGTAGCATTTGCTTCTGCAAAAGTTGAAATTCCAGTAACTGCATACTTATTTCTTTCAGTGGTTCCAATACCAACTCCAACTGGAGCAGCAATTGATAATGTAATAGCAGCACCAACATATCCACTACCTGCTTCGTTGATTACTAATGACTCAATATCACCCTTATTACTTACTATTGCAGTAATTGCAGCACCCACAAAATTGGCAGGAGGTAGTAATAATGCGTCAACAGATTCGATAGAAACTCCATATCTATCTTCCACTTTAAGATGTAATGGTGCTTCTTCATAGAAGAATGCTTCAGCATCATCTACAAATATTCCATCAGTTTCCTCAACAGTAGTTCCTGTAGTAGATCCAATACTTGCAATAATCTTTGCTGTTGGATAGATTTGTGGTTCTAATTGTTCTCTTGATTTTGAGATTAGATCTCCTTTAATCCAAACATCAGTCTTTTGCTTAGTCCAATCTAATGGTTTAGCATAGAATTCTGTTATTCCAATACCCGTATAGATTGTTGTTTCAACTAAATCAGATCCTAATATTGCTTTAACTGGTCTTGTAGATTCTTGAGTTTCTGTAAATGGTTCTACATCTGGATCTAAGAAGTCTGGATGCTTGATAAGTTGAATATCATCACCAACTTTTACAGTTTCATTTACATCAACTATCTCAATATCAACACCCTCTTCTCCTTTATAGAAGAATACATCCACTTTATCACTTGCCATTGGTGCTTCTGTGAATGTAAAGGTAGTACCACCTTCAAACTGATATGAAACATTAGGTGTTTGTAGTACTCCATTTACGAATATCAACAATACTGCATTTAAATCTATTTGATCAGATAATGCAGATTCTTCATCAATCTCAAATGATAATAATTGACCATTAAAGAATAATGGGAATCTTCTTCTAGATCCAGTTTGCATCAATGCAATACTATCAATAAAGTCCAATTCACCGAATTGCCAAGATGAATAGTAATCATTAAATGTTTCTACAACTTCAAGTTCAAACTCTTGTATAGGTTTTTGTAATCTCTTATCAGTAACTAATCCTTGTGGTTTAAACTTATCACCAATTTTAAATGAATGACCTGCTCTTGCAATTTGGAATTCAGAGATCTCAAACATACTTCTAGCAGCACCAACATTGGTTCTAGCAGCACCAACCGCTACATTCATAAGAAGATTGTTACCAGTATCTGTAGTCTTACCTATACCCAACCTAGAAATACCAACAACAGGCATATTCTCATAAATTGGATCTGGAATATCAAGTTCTGGATTAACATACTTTCCACCACCATTCTTAACAACTAATGATAATGCTCCACCTGTTCCTGCAGGTGATTTTCCTACCATTACTCTAAAGGTATCTGCAGTTGCTTTTCCTACAGGTACTTGATTCGCAAAAATAGGATCAGTTGATCTTGGATATGGATGCAATGTTTGATGTTGATCTTGCTCACAAGTAAACACTAATGAACCTCCAGCAATTGTAATGTACTCATTTGATTTTTGAATACATCCATTTATTGCTGGTTGTATAAAGGTATGTGGATATTTTTCTAATGATGGATTTGGGTTTACATTAACTCTAAATGTGTTAATTGTAGCATTTGTAATAAACAACCATCTTCCACTAGCATAATCAGTAGGTCTTGGATAATGATGCTTAGTTACATTCCCATCTTTAGTGCAAGTAAATGTTAATGAGTTATCTTCAATGAGAATCTTATCATTGATAACAAATCCATGATTATTCTTAGTAACAGTTAGAACACCTGTTACTTGATTATAAGCAACATTTGAAGGTGTTATTGTACTTGCACCACCAACACCGTGACTAGATTTTACTATTATCAATTCACCAGTTGCTGGATCATACTTGGCATTAGTTGGTGTTAAAACTCCACCAGAACCTATAGTAACGCTACCTGCACTAGAACTTACAAACTTATGCTTATTTGTAGAAACTTTAGCTTCAACTACAGCTTCTCTACCACCTCCACCACCAGTACCAACATTAACAGTAAAACTATTATTAGCAATTCTTTCAACACCCAATGTTACCCCTGATGCTGGATCAGTTGTTCTTGGATATGGGTGATTACTTCTATGATTATCTCTATCACAAGTAAATGTCAATGATTCATCTAGAATCGTAACTGTATTAGATGCCTTTAAAATGCCCCCTGTCACCACTGAATCGAACTGGTGGGTATAATTGCCACCTGTGCTTATACAATTGGATACAGCACTGACAAATGTGTGTCGAGTGGTGTTTGTAGAAGGTTGTGCTGCTAGAACCTGTACCGTTATAGTAGTATCTGTTACAGATTCAATATTAATTGCAGTATTGTTATATGGATCAGAAGATCTTGGATAAGTCTTAGTTGATGTATTGTTATCAACATCACAAGTAAATCCTAAAGAGTTAGTTGCAATCTTGATACTTGTGCCTGGACTTAATGTATGAGATCCTATGTGCATCTCCATCAAACCAGTTACTGGATCATAATCAACATCAGTTGGTGTGAATGTTACTTCTGGTGATGTTCCTACATCAAGTTTAAAGGTGTTTACAGTCTTATTTGTAACACTAACCCACTTACCACTAATTGGATCTGAAGGACGAGGATATGTATGAACAGATCCATAATTATCCATTTCACACTTAAGTGCTATAGAATGATCCTTAATCTTAACTAAATCACCATTAACGAATGGATGACCAGCGATTGTAACTGTTATCTTACCAGTAGATGCATTGTAAGCAACACTATCTGCTGTATGTTCTGTTGCTGCCTGTAAATTATGTGTTCCAACAGTTAATACCAATTCACCACTTGCTGAATAATAATCAACAGTTGATGGTGTGTATTGTGTTCCTGTATTTGCAGTAACTGCATTATCATCAGAACTTACAAACTTATGTTCATAGAGTATATCAGTAACGCCAATAGCAACTGGTTCACGATAACCAGATCCCATAGTTAGATCATTCCAGAATTCATAAGCAAATCCACCACCGTGGTAGATATGTGGAATAGTTGACATTCCAACCTTTACTTCAAAACTTCTTTCAGATACAATACCAACTAACTGTAAAGGTTTTTCTTTATCCTTTGCATCTGGTCTTTCATCTTGGAATAATGAAGTTGTAACTCCAACATAGTTTAAAGAACGAATACAATCGGTAAGAGCACTTACAAAAGTATGAGTATCAGTATTAGTTGGTGATATTCCTAGTAGTACATTAACAGTAAATGTATCAGCATCTACAACAGTAACAGTGAGATACTTATCATAAGCAGGATCAGTAGATCTAGGATAAGATCCATTTCCACCACTACCATAAGTACAACTAAAGGTTAATCCTTCTTTATCAATCTTAATTGAATCGCCAGTTGTGAGTTTGTGACCAGCAATCTTAATTGTTAGTAGTCCTGTTGTAGGATTGTAGGTTGTACCCGTAGTAGGTGTGCCTACAGCATAGGTTGGACACTTAAATTCCAATCCTTTCAATTTAACTGTATTAGGAGATCCTAAACCAAATCCATGTACTTTATTAGTAGTAACTGTGATAATACCAGTTGTATTATCATATGCAGCAGTTTGAATACCAATATTGTACCTAGCAGATGTTCCTACACCAACAACATTAGTAATAGAACCAGCAGCAAATAAATTAGTATTATTCTCTATATCCAATCTGACTTTTGCACCAACTAAAGGAGCATATCCAAGTCCAGGTGTTGAACCCATAGAAACTATCAAACCACCTCTTGGAAGTTGGTTTTGATTGATATCAAACTCAGATTGCATCATTTGACCATTCTCTGAGCTGATACCAGTGAATACTACACTTGATACGCCAACATTAGTATCCTGTTCAAATTCGTAGTTATTTCCAGCATTATTAACTGTTAATGGTGTCTGGAACACTCCATTGATGAATAATACTCCATTACCAAGACCAACACCAGTTACAGTGTTAGCACCACCAACTGTCATAGTATAGGTTCTTCCTATTCCAGTGAAATTATCTGAAATATCATCAAATACCATATTGGTGGTATAATTTTGTCTTAAGAAGGTTCTTCCACTAAATTCTGCTCTCACATATGGAAGATTGGTTATATTTCTTCTTTCTCTAGTATTTCCTTTTGGTGGATCTAAGAACCAAGCAGTACTATCAACAATATTAAACGATCCTCTATGAACCCTAGCCTCGGATCCGTCTGCGTGTTCTGTTGCTCCAATACCTAAAGATCCTCTTCGTACTCTAACAACTGGTAGGGTGCATATTCCAGCAGCAATATCATCCGACTTATTGATAGTTCCTTGAGGAAGACTTGAGAATCCTATTTGCTCAACCTTCATATATTCTGGACCAACCTTCAATACATCTCTAGGTTGAATAGAACTTATTCCACTAAGAACAAACTGAGGTGTTCCAGAAGTTATAAGACCAACAAGATTATGTTCAATTGCAGTATATGTGATTGGTTGTTGAATAATTCCATCTAAACCAATAACAGTCTTAGATAACTTCCTAGTCATCTCAAACTTATGAGAATTACCTTCACCAACTCCAGTTACTTTAACAGGGAGACCTGAAGTAATGTACGCTTTTTGTGTATAAAGTTCAATAGTATTTGCATCAATAGCTTTCACATATACTGTGGAAGGCATTATATCAGTAACAACACCAACATTATTAGCAGTTGATCCAATCGAAACCGCAGTAGAACCAATACCAACAAAAGTGGATCCAGCAATATAAGTAATCTCTTCATTATTATTGAAGAAATGATTAGGTATATTAAATTTTGTTTCCTCTAATGTTAGATCTGCAGGATTGAATGTCTTGCTATAAATTGGTGTTCCTTCAAATGTTAGATCAAAATTGACTTTATTTGCTCTAGTTCCATTTACACCATCATAAGAAGATAAGAATATACTCTTTTCTAAAGGTCCATATTTTAATGAAGAAGGTTCATTTGCAAAATCATTTTCAGTATTGAATACTTCATTGTATGCCTGAACTTCAATTAAAGTTGTTTCAGAGGTATCTGGATAGAAATTGAGATCGTTATAAATTCCATTTTCAACAGTTCCAAATGTACCTAAACCACTAGTAGTAGCACCTGTAAATGGATACTGGATAGTTGTTGTATTATCACCATCTTGAATTGAGATGATTTGATGCATTGCAGAACCACCAATCTCATTAGATACCCTAACATAAGATTTAACTGAAGAATCAATATCTTTTTGAGTTCTAGTAACTAATATTGGAGTAGAAGTTCCAGTATGATATGTTGATTCTAATCTACCACTTCTTTCTGCACCTACAGGTTGTCCAGGAACCGCAAATCTGTAAGTTCCAATTCCTGCAGTTGTAGTACCTAGTCCAACAACATTTGAACTAACATTAATTACTTGCTTTGTCTGGTTTTCACATTCAAGATAAACTGTTCCAGAATCAAATCTAGCAGTTAAAACTCCAACTTGAGATGAACTATAACTTATATTTAAAGTATCAATATAAGATTCTGTGTAGTAAAGATTAGTTCCATCAAAATCAACGATAATTTCACCGTAATTTAGATCTTTAGTAATATCATCCTGCAAAACAACTGTTGCAAATAATCCATTAAAATCAGTATGGTCAAATTGTGCTAAGATCGTAGTTGTAAATCCAGAAACAACATTATTACTATCAGTATCTGCGATTGCAACTTTAACATTAGATGCCTTAAAATCAATAGATCCTATAGTATCAATTCCATCAACAACTGCATTAGTAGTAAAATCTGTTTTATAGATCTTAATATCATGATCTCTATCATATCTCTCAACTGGATTAAAGTTTAAAGTCTTTCTTTGGAATGTATCAGAAACTGCTTCAAAATCACCTAACTTCTCATATGTCCAATCAGAACTCTTTTCTACCAAGAAAGCATTATTAGTTGTAGTTAAAACAACCAAATCAGACAATTGAGCATCATTAGTATCTGCATCTATAACTTGTATGAGATATCTTGCAAAATTGGTATCTATTTCTTCAATTTCTGTAAATAAGTCTTGTAATCCCTTACTTGAGAACTTATTGCTAATATTATCATGAAGAAGAACTCTATTTGTTTTACATTTTGTATAATCTGTTAATTTTAGATTTTCAAAAGTAACAAATTTAGATTTTTTACCTCTAGTATCATAATCTTTTGCAAGATCAAAATTATTAATAGTATCTACTCTTCTTTCTCCCATAACATCAACAACAATTGATGGTACTGAAGAAACACTGGTTCCTACACCAACATTACCAACAACAGTTTCAATTGATGTGTCTGCAAAGTTCTTTAATCCAGATGGATGTACTAATCTGTTTACTGGATCAACAAATTGATCCCAAGTAATTGGACTCTTAACAGAATATGAAAGATTCTGGTAATAATCATTATCTGGAATTACTTGAATATCTTCATTCAATTTACCACTATCATCTATCCATCCATATTCTTGGCGATTTGCATAATCAACTTCAAATCTTGCTTTATTTTCAGTTAAAGATACTACAGTTGCAGAAACATTACTGGTTTCACCCTTTATTCTATGACCAACCTTAAGTCTAAATGTTCCATCAACTTTAATGAAATCTTCCCTTGTGTCAGCAACTACTAAGTCCTTAGAAAGGAATGTATTAGACTCTTTAACAAGAATTGGTTCATTTATTATAAATGATCCTCTTTCTTGAACAGACTCAAGAATTGGATAATTATTCTTATTAATAATACTTGCATATCCAGATTGGAATGTCTTAGCAATACCTGGATTGGTTGTTAGTCCAGTTATAGTATATTTCAATACTGCTGGATCAGAATTAACAAAATCCTGAACCTTGAAGAATCTAAACTGATAGTTTGATGAATTATAACCATCTCCACCAGTAGCAACACCAACAGAAACATTGCTCTGTGTTCCGATACCTGCTTCACCAAATAATTCAATACCCTCAACAAATACCTCATCTCCAGTTGCGAATGGAGCAACTCTGAAACCACCAATAGGTGTTTCTAAGGTACAAGTAACGATTCCAGAACCACCACCCTCCATAGAGTTAATTCCAATACCATTTGAATTATTAATAGTAATAATTTTATGATTTACAGAATTTAATCCCTGAACAGGAGCAATTACTTCAACTTCAGATATAGTCTGATTTGGTACTTTTGCTAATAATGAAGTGTCATCAACAACTACATCACTCTCAGAATCATATACGATAATATCAGGAGCACTTAGATATTCATTACCACCATCAGTAACAGTTACTGAAACAATACTATCTAAGTTGTCAATTCTAACTACTGGAGAAACAAATGCTTCAGGACTTAATGTTTTATCTGAAGAATATTCATAACCAATATCGACTATTCTTACATTGTTGATTCTACCGACAGAAGTTGATAGTGCCACAACATTAGCATTTTTTCCATTAAGACTAACAATTGAAGAGAATTTTGGAAGTTGCTTATAATCAAATCCTGTTGAAATTACTTTAATCTCTTTTACAGGTCCAAAAACTGTCCTAGATTCTGTAGCATATTCAATTGTATCGCATTGATCTTCTTTATATGTTAGAAGTTCTGGAATTGATCTTGGAGAAATTTTAAATGTATCGGAAGTTATACCAAAAATCTTATAATCACCACTATAAGCACTATCAACAAAATTAATCTCAGAATAATTTGGGATTGTAGTATCTGCCGTGCTAATGTATCCAGATTTCTCTAATGTGTAATACAACCTAGAAGGTGTTGTTTTTGAAAATGCAAGTGATATTGTCGATTCAGTACCTACACCAACAGTACCTACACCACTTACATTGAAATTATTATCATCTTGAGCACTAATAAATTCATTCTTAAACTTTTGGTCGTAAAATACTTTTAATTGATATCCAAATAAAGAAGCGTCGGAAACATTAAATGTTAACTTAGAATTCTTAATTACATCTATTTGTGGATTAATTGCAGAAACTGTGTGGTCAACAGCACCAGTAGAAGAAATACCAATTAATAGTGGTGGATCTACCTGAACATCTTTTAGAGTTTTAGCTACACTAAATTCATTTCTGTTTAACTCATAAACAAAATAACTACTAGAAGTTGATAATCCACCAACAGCATCTGCGTGAGCGTAATTACTGTCATAGAATACCTTATCTCCAGTTGAATATCCGTGGTCTTGGATTGTAATACTATTTCTTGCAGTATTAATTCCTGCAGAAGTAAATCCAACTCTATTAACTAATATGAGTTCATGCTCTTCATTGTATATCAATGATAGTGGAGCAGTACTTCCCACACCAACAACAGTGTTTGGAATTACATTTAGAGTTACTACATCACCATTTGATAAATTATGAGATTCTGTATTTGCAATTGCAATCTTTGTAGTAACCTTAGATACAATCTTATCAATATCACCTATAACTTGATCAAAGGTTGATTCTAAAAGGTATTCATAATCATCAGATTCATTACCTTTGAAGAATAATCCTTCACTAGTAGTTGCAGCACCAACCTGAGTAACTAAACCAACATAGTTTTGACCTTTATTGATTGCATAAACAGTTGAACGATCAGTAGTTACATTAGGTAAACTGAAGTTAAGAACTGCTTCCTCAGTATCACCAACAATTAAAGAGTTTGCAGTCCCTCTCTTACTGAAAATTAACTTCTGACCAGTCTTGAATGGATGATTTGGTAGATAAATTGCCCTAGTTGGAATAGCAACTTCACTTATAGTATCACCAATCTTATATTCCTTTGTAATACCACCACCAACAGTAACACCAGTTCCTACTGAATGCTTTGCATTGAAATATACTTTATCATTTAATTTTGACTCAAATTGCTTAGTTTTAACTGGTATACTAATATGACTGTTTAATATATCAATATCAGAACCATAAGTATGTGCAATTCCAGGTCCAAATCTCTTGACTCTTAGAATTGATCCCATATTGAAAATATTCAATACTTTGAGTAACTCATCTTGATCTATTTTTAGAGTAGATCCAATAGAAACCGTATCTGGTATAACATTTACATAAATGTCATCAACTCTACCATCAACAACTGCATTAGAAGTCATTGATTGTGCTAAACCAATTCTATTAGTGCTTATACCAACCGAGAAAGAATCTGTAAGATTTACAATAGAACTACTAAGTCCAGATACAGATATTACATCTTTATCATTTAACTCAATAAATGGTAAGTAATGTGCTTGCACTTCAGTATTATTTTTCCAAGTAAATACTACATTTTCAAATGATTGTAATTCAGTTTCAATAGAAGAAACACCTAAACCAGCAATACTCTTAACTTGTCCCCGAAGTCCAGAACCACTAGTTCCAGAATTATTGAAAACAGTAAAGTCACCAACTTGATATCCACTACCACCATCTAAAACTTGTAATCCATCAATTTGACCAACAGTTACAGATTCTATTCTACTTAACTGTCTTACACGCTCATTAGATTCTATAATAAAATCATTATTTGCATTAGGATCACCAACCTTGTATGGGAAGGTATTTCTAGCAAATGATGTACTATTGAAGTCAAATGAATGTGATAAAGTAGTATTTGATGATATGAAAGGTGAACGATAGGTATTACCAATAAAATATGGATACTTAGGTTCTAATTTTCCAATATTTGGACCAGACATTGCAGTAGTAACACCTGCAAAATATGCATATATTCCATCTGGAAACTCTGGAGTCTTACAGAATCTTCCGTTATGAACATCAAGATCTCCTGAAGAATTAAAATAGTAATCATCAGTGAAGAACCCTTCATCAAATCCACTTGGTCTATTCTCAACCTTAGTCATATCCAGTTTATATCCTGGATTGATTAATCTAACTGTTGGTCCTAACTCATCTGCTGCAGAAAAACCAAAAGGTCCGTAAATTGGATTTCCATCAAACGCCCATCCAATAATAGGAGAGTGTGCCGATCCACCATCACCAAAAGTATTTGCTATATCTTCATTATATCCATATAAACTGAAGTATAGATCCTCATCGTTACA